TGACTATCCCAGATAAACCAGTCACGTTCAATAATGATACTGGATTGATCGATAATAGTCTATTACCAGTTACAGGTTTCCCTATTGGGTATATTGCAACTATATATGGCAATACTGTACCAGATAACTTCTTGCTATTAGATGGATCTGTAATCAATAAGAGTGACTATCCTACATTATGGGATAGAGTATCTAAGTATTGTAAGATAATCCAAGAGTATGAGTATAATGCTAATAACTCTACTATGTACTTCTCTTATGTAAGTAGTGATAATACTAAGATTAGATTACCAAATTTCACTAATATGTATCTAAGACCAACTAGTGATGTAAATAATCATGGTACTTTAGGTAATGCCACAAGAGCTGATATATGTGGTACATTTCCAGTTACGCCATTTAAGACTTATGATGACGATGCTGATATAAAGCTATATAATAAGTTTCCTGTAGTTAAATATACAGCTAAGACTGTACCAAATTATACATACAGATCAATTGATGCAAATGAAGATGGTATAGGGTACACTTATACCAATACTAATAAAGAATCTTTAAGTTTCTACTATAGACCTATAGTTAAAGACTCTAGTGATAGTTTCTCTCCTAGATCTGTAACTGTTTTATATTGTATTAGAGCTAAATAGGAGGACAGTTTATGGCTTTTGATAATGAACTAGATAAAATCAATAAGACTGAACTGTCTGACAGTTTAGTCAAACTACTAGATAGAGCATATGTACATGTGGCAAATCTAGATATCCATATATCTAGAGAAGAACGTGAGTCTTGGAATAAAGCATCCAATACTGTACTAAATAAAGCATCTGGTACAGCTAGTGGATTTATGTCTAAAGAAGATAAAATCAAACTAGACTCTATTGAGCGTGGTGCTAATTTATATAAGCATCCTAAGTATTCACAAGTTACTCCTGGTACTTATCTATCAGTATCTACAGATAATAGTGGACATGTAATCTATGGTGATAGTCCAAAGTTCTTAGATTGTACTGTAGATAATGCTATCAAACTTAAAGACACCATCTATGGTGAATTAGCTAAGAAAGTTGACCAAGCATTTGGTGATAATGTAACCATCAATCCTAATACTGATGTGTATGATGGTACACCTGTAACGTTTAAGAACTTTAACTCTTATAGATCACCTAAAGCTATCATCAAAGGAAACTCTATATCTTCAGATGACAATGATAAGTTTGCTAGTGATGGTTCTGCTAAGTCTATCCAAGTAGACCCATTTAATAATACAGCTTATCTATATAGACGTGATGGTTCTTCATTATCTATATATGAACTTATATCCGCAAATAATGTGATATACTTAGATAATAGAACTAAGAAGATTCCTAAACGATATATAGCTGATGATGGTGTACCTATAGGGACTATATTCTTCTGGTTAGGTTCTAATATACCTGATGGATATTTACCATTGAATGGTATGTATATACCTAGATCATCTGTGCCAGAGTTAGTAAGATATGCTAGTGCTAATGGTCTACTAGAACCTTGGAATAATATGATGGAAGGGAAGATCTATAATTCCAAGTTCGTTCTAAAAGACAATAATATCATTCTACCAACGTTTAATAGAGCTATAGCAGTATCTTCAAATAGTACACCTAATAACGGTGGTAATATTGCTGGATGGGTAACTAAGAACGACATTCGATGTAGTGATGGTGTCACGATTCGTCATGACGCATTCTTACAAAGTGATGGCGCTCAAGTTCCTATCGTTTGGCAACATGATTACTCCAGTCCCTCAAACGTGTTGGGGTACATGAAACTTCAGCATCGTGACCAGGGTGTCTATGGGTATGGGTATCTGAATGATACTGAACATGCTCAAGACACTAAAGTCCTGTTACAACATGGTGATTTAAACGCTATGTCTATTGGGGCTCGTGGTATCCGAAAGAACGGTAATGACGTGATTCATGGTGAAATCTATGAAGTAAGTCTAGTTCTCAAAGGTGCCAATCCTGGTGCGCTGATCGAACATGTTATGCTCCATAGCGCATACGGGACTGAAGAGTACGAAAGCGACCGTGCTACCATTCATACTGGTATCACGCAGGAACTCATTCATTCAGATACTGAAGATGAGTTAGAAGATAAAAAGGAGGGACACATGTCTCGTACATATGAGGAACTGTTAGAAGGTCTAACTGATGAAGAGGTTGAAACTCTCCTCGGTGGCGTTCTAGCTGATGTTGATGCCGCTTTGCAAGCTGAAGAAGCTGAAGAAGCAGAAGAAACTGAAAAAACTCAAAATGAGTTAGAAGTTAACGGTTTGGACGAAGAAGTCGCAACCGAAACTGTTGACGGAGCTACAGAAGACAATGAAGTCGCTGTAGAATCTGGTGCAGATGCTGGTGATACAGTATCACATTCTATTTTCGAAGGAGAAGAAGTTTTGAAACACAATCAATTCCAAGGGACTACTAATGCTGCTGTATCTGAAGCAGAATTGGATACTTTACTACAAAGCGCGATTCAAGGAAACGCAACTTCATTCGCAGGCGTACTTCGTGCTAACGATGTTCTAGGTGAAGACTCACTTCAACACGGTTTGGTAGGTATGGAAACATTGTTCCCACAACCTGCTAATAACGGTGGTATCAATGTCTACAACCCGGGCTCACTTAACATCGACAAGATCATGGGACAATTCGGTAAGTCTCCACTTCCTCGCGTTAAGAACATGTTTGCTAACCTTACAGAAGACGAAGCTCGCGCTCGTGGATACATCAAAGGTAACCAAACTCTTGACTCTATCGAAGAAGTTTACTTCCGTGAAACTACTCCAGGATCTGTTCACCGTCGTGAAACAATCGATCATGATGACTTGATCGACTTGCAAGATGGCGGATTCGCTGCTGTTAACTTTATCCAACAAGTTCAAATGGCTAAATTCAAAGAAGAAATCGTTAAAGCGGCTTTCTTGTCTGACGGACGTCCATTGACACTTTCTGACGGTAAACGTAACCCTGAAAAGATCAGCGAAAAACATATTCGCCCTATCATCAAAGATGATCCATTGTTCGTAATCAAAGTAACTGCTGCTTCATTTGAAACTGCTGTTGACGAAGTAATCAGCAAAGCGTTTCCTGCTTATCAAGGTTCTGGTAAACCATGTCTTTATATCAACCCATTTGACTTGGCTAAATTGAAGACTCTTAAAGACAAGAACGGTCGTTACTTGTATGCTCCATCTATGGATAACAACCAAGTACCAGGTAACGCAAACATTGCGGCATACTTCATGTGTGATGAAGTTGTTGAATACCGTGCACTTCCTCAAGGAACATTCATCATCGGTAACCTTGTAGACTATCAATTTGGTATGTCTAAGAATGGCGACATCGCTACATTTGATAGTTTCGATATTGACTTCATGCAACATAAATACTTGATGCACGCTCGTATGTCTGGTGCTATTCGTACACCTAAATCATTCATCGTTGTTACCGTAACTAATAAAGCAGCCGTTGAAGAAACTGCTACTAACTTCGATTCTACTGGTCTTAAGACTAAACCAACTTGGACTGTTCAAACAGACCCAACTGAATTCAAAGGTGTAGGTGCTAAAGCTGTAGATTATGATGCAGCGGTTAATGGCGTTGTTATGACTGAGGATGAAAAGAAACTCGGTGATATCGAAACAACTCCAAAACAAAAGAAGCCTAAAAAAGCTGAATAATCTTTGAAGGTTAGGAAGGTAACGATATGACAAAAGCTGGAATTAGACTTATCTTCCGTTCTAAAGAAACAGAAGAAGTTGAAATTGGGGAGTATCGGTATCGATATACCGTTTCCCCTTTATTAATTGCTCGTATATCTGCAAAAACTTTTAGTATAGAAGATGATAATTCAGTTAATCAGAATGTAAAGTCGAAACTTAAATTTGATGTTCTGTTGCCGAACGATGCTTCTGATCGCGTAAATAGGATCAGTCATATTTTATACATGGGGACTTTTTATAAAGTTGGTGCAATTCGTCCTTATCCACCTCGCGTCGCTTTAACGGTTGAAGATATTGAGATATCAGAACTTAAATCTGAGTTAGAGCAAAGGGTTGGAGAGGCTACCCGAAAATCTCAAAATGATTTAAAAATTGAGAGTTTTGACCAACTAGGAGTTCTTATGGATGATGTCCCTGATAAAGATTCACTTCATAAGGGGGCATTGGTTCTAATTGATAATATGATTCAAGAGGGCATCAATGAGTTCATCGTTATTAATAATCTAGCATTCAATGAAGACAACTATATCAGAGAAGATGTAGAAAAGCAGATGCGTAAATATGTATCTGACTATGTAATAGCTAGAACCACTCCAGTATTCTTGGAGAAAGCTCACTATGTATATAGAAAAGAATCATTTACTAATATAGTAGCTAATAAGATTATCATTGGTGTAACCTTATATGTAGCTAAAAACAATGCTAAATAATAATACAGAAAAACCCCCATATAGACAATGTCTATATGGGGATTCATTCTGCTAATTGCTTTATCGAGGTTTACCATTGACCTGTCACCGCAGATGCAATGATATTATAGTGTTATATAGCTTTAAATATCTAATCTATAATTCTCATTGTAGTCTTTAAGTTCTTCTTTGGTCATGTGTTTATCTAATAGCTTATCTAAAGCAAGGTCCCCTACCTTATCTTCAAATAAACCACGTACGTGATTATGGAATGTATTCAAGAAGAAGTATTTCTTATGCTGAATACATCTAATCATGAATGCTTTATATAAATCCAAGATAGCATTTGTAACACCAGTATGCTTATACGCTCGGAATAAGATACCAGTTAAACTAGAGAAAGCAAGTATATCAGAATAGTCTAATTCATCAATAGCAGTAAGCATTACACTAGTGATATTGTAGTCATTCTTAATATTGAACCATGCTTGATTACAAGACTCTAGATAGATTAAGATATTAGATGCTTTGTGTTTAACACATAGGCCCAATACTGTACCATCTAGCATATCTAAGTATTGTTTAGCATAGAACTTGTATAATGCTAAATCATCATCAGCAATAATAGACTCTAAGATGAGGTCTAGAGCGACCCCATCTTTAGTCAAGTCATGAATATATAAGATTCTTTCTGCCGCCGAAAGATTTTTTAGTTTAGCTGAATATTCCATTTGATTCTCCCCTTAGATGTACCTATTATAATTCTACTACGTTAGCTAACTTAGCAAACTCTTCTGGGAATAGTTCTGCAAATGTAGCAATATCTCCAGTGTAAGAGCCAACTTCTTCCCA